GACCCTCCATAATCTGAAGAGAACTCTCTAGTAAAATAATTATTTTTATTTGTTGGTTGATACTCAGACATTACACCGTCCCATCTTACAGACTTTATAAAATTCAAAGGTACACCTACCTCTGAGGCAAGTTTTTTTGCTTTCTCCATATCATTTTCATTATACCTAAAGATAATATATTTCCATACGACTTTACATCCTAATTGTTTACCTATCTTCATAATCTCAAATAGTTTTTTACCATCTTGATTGATTCTATATTTGTGACTATCCTCTGGCAATCCATCAATTGCAAATTCCCACAATATATCTTTATTTCTTGTAAGTAAAAAATGTTTTTTGAACCATCCTACTGATCTGTGAGAAGATGCTACCGATAAAATAACACTCCTAGATTTTTTTACACACATCTTTAGAAGAGTATACAATTTAGGATGTGTAGTTGGATCAGAAAGATTTCCAATAAGGCAGATATTATCGAAGTGATCTACAATTTTTTGAAAATCTTTTATACTAATATCTTTTCCCGGCACAGGTTTGTTACGCACACCATAATAATTTTGCCTCATACACGCCGGACATTTCAATGTACAACGAGATGTTGCATCGATGTCAATTCGCTTTATGGAAGGTTTTATGGACATAATCTTTTTTACAATAATCCCTACAAACCTTGGGTGGATCTGTAAGTAATTTATCATAGAATTCTTTCCATTCATCAGTGTCAAGAATATCTTGAATTGAATCAACCTCTGATATTTTTTTCACTAATAGTTTTCTAATCCTTTGTTCATTTACTTCTGGTCGTAAACTATTTTCACAATAACAACATGGTAGTAAATATCCTGTTGCAGATAAAAACATTGGATTACGTCCGTCTAAACACTTTGGATCAATCATCTATAATCCCACATATAAGAACGATCACCATACTCATCAACTTTCCATACATCCCCTGATGAGTCAACAATTTCATTCTCTTCATCATTCAAACCATCTGTCATAAATCCAAAAGGTGCCATGTCTTGTTCTATTTGATTTTTTTGTTCTTCGTAGATTCTTTTTCTGACATCATTGTCAGTCATCTCTTTGAAGTATTCCTGTGCAACCAACCATGCAAAGATTACTAGACACATAGCAAGGTCATCATTACAACCTTCTTCTGCTTCAAAAGATTGTCTCTTCTGAACAAACGTGGTCAACTCTGATATTATATCATAATCTAAAATTTGTAGTTTGTCTTCTTCAATCAGTGTTTTCAGGTTACTACAACCCACCTTCTTCACAGTGACGCTCATCTTCACACCTAGTTGAGTTTTCTTACCACTGAAACCTGTGCCTACTATCTGACCAGATCTGCCTCGCATAGCACACATCAATACATTCTCGTACTCTAAGTCATATTGTAATATACTTGCAACTTGATCACCAATATCATTTACTTCACATAGTATAAATGCTTCATTGTATGCGAGTGCCACATCCATTATTACAGATGGGAAGAGCATAGGTTTTATCTCATTATCTCTATACTTAGCGACCACTCTATATGGAAACTCTGTGATATCAAACACTACAAAGGCACTATAATCCTTTGAGATGCCTCTTGCTACGTCTACGGTAATGATATAGTCTCTTTTCTTCATAGGAGTCTCATACACCATGAGATGCCCATTTGTTTGTACTGGATCATTATACGCCATCGATTTGAGTTTTGATGGTGCAATCAATGTATCGACAGATCCTAGAAACTCACACTCAAACTCAACCTTGAACTGTGCTTCAGATGTGTTTGCTATTGTTTGTTTCTTCCACTTTGCATCTCTACCCGGAACCTCTGACCAGTGAACCTCAGTAGGCACATATTCATTCTTACCTCTTTCCGCATCATGCCACATACGGTAGAAGTGATTCATACCTTTAGGTGTAGATACGATTATAATCTTTGTTGACTTACCAGATGATATTGTAGGATATACTGAACTAAAAAAGTCGTCTGCAATATGATTTGGTACGAAAGCAAATTCGTCCAAGAATATGATGTTGAATGTCATACCTCGAACAGCAGCAGCAGATGTAGATGCTGCCATAATTTTGGAACCGTTATCTAAATCCATAGATCCCTTGTTCCATGCAACTATACCTTGTTGCATCCACTTCGGTAAATTTTCGTATGCAGTTTGCAATCTACCAAGTAGATCTCTTGCAGTTGCTGCCTTGTTTGCAAGAATACCGATGTTTATATTGTCATTGAATATGGCATAGTGCAATAAGTAAGACACCGAAGTCGTAGACTTACCAGTCTGACGGGGCATCATACAAATATTAAATCTATTCTTATGAAAGTTTTTTATTAATTTTTCTTGGAAAGGCCACATTGTGAAGGGCACTAGACCTTCATCAACGTTTACGATTTTGATATATTGTCTTGCAAAATATACTGGGTCGTCTTTACACTTTAGAAATTCTTTTACATTCTCTTCTGTAAATTGAATTTCAGTGTTCGCTTTTTTTAGATTAGGATTACCAAGATAGACGTCACTTTGAGGCATAAATTAACACTTCCACCTTCTTCTTGCTTGCCTTAGTCTGCTATTCGGATCCTTTGCTGCCTTTGGAAATTTCTTCATCTGACCTGCACTTCTTGCACAGTAACTTTTTCTACGACCTGCTGCCTTTGATCCCGGTTTTACTTTACCAGTCACCGCACCTTTTAATTTTGATCCGGGATTTCTGCGACGATATGCTGCAATACCCTTCGCTGTCATACCGGCACCTGATTTTGTGGGTCTTTTGTGTCCTGAACTGACACTCATCCCCTTCATGTCATCTTCAGATAACTTTTTTCCGTCAGTTATTTCAACCTCTTCATTCTTAGGGACACAATTAGGAACCATCTTTCCACCTTTCTTCTTATATCCTACTTGCTTATGAGTCTTCCAACACTCCTGTTGAAACTCTTCATAAGACTTTTTCTTTTTCTTTTTATCATCTCCAAAATTTGCCATGGCACCTTTAGGTTTACCATCTCCTTTATAGATCCCGTAAGATGATCCCTCATTCTTCATTTTTTCTTTTGCTGCTTTGATTCTAGCAAGAAAATCACTTCCACCTTTCTCCTTTTTTATTTCATCATCACTCATCTTCTTACCTGACTTATTCTTATCTGCATACATTTTACTCTGCATGTCATTAGAACTCGACATTCTTCCTTCATTTGCCATAGTAGATACTGTGCCATCAGAGTTTATTCTTCTTCTCCTAGCAAGTTCTAATGCATACTTATCTTGAGTTGCCTGACTTGCTGCTCCTCCTGATAATGCAGTATCAAACATGCTCTTGCTAAGTTTTTTGAGATCAGCATCAGTCATATCTTCTAATTGAATCTCTTCTTTCTTGACACAGTTTGGATATCTCTTACCAAACATTGTCTTCATACCTTTCTTCTCATATCCTTTCCAACACTTCTCCATGAATGATGTATAACTGATGTTTCCTTCAAACTCTTCCTTCTTACTATTACCCCAGTTTGCAGCACCCACCTTACGACATTTGACTAATGCACCTGATGCATATGCAGAAGGCCATACAGAATATCTTGACTTGACCTTGTGATAGCAGGCATCTTTTGTACCACTACCTTTGCCTTTTTTGTCTGCTTCAGTGATTTGATTTTCAATAGATTCCTTCTTCACTTTTTTCTTATCAGTACTAACATATGTAGGTTTCGCAGCACCTGACTTAGATTGTTGATTAGGGTCTGCTGCCTTTTTTCTTCTTGATGCAGATTCTCTTTCTGCTTTAGACATACTTGCTCTTTTAGAAGACGATACACATTTAGGTGTACCTTCTCCGGGTTCATCACTAGCACAGGTGCCTCCTGTCTTGACGTTCACCCAACCGGGTTTACCATCTTTTGATTTAGATCCTTTGAACCACTTATGTAAACTACCTTCTCTGATCGGACCGGCAGCAACAGACTTAATTAACATCTTGAGTTTATTCTTTAGTGAATATGGGTTAGGTCTTTTGATTCTAGCAGGATTAGCAGGACTTATTTCATCAAGAGTATCTTCGTATGTTTTGACTCCACTCTTCATATATCCTTTCCCTTTAGTATCATAGAATTTTATACCTTTCTGCACTCTCTCCTTTTTCTTCTCCATATATTCCTTATCTGCTTTTTGTTTTTCTTCTCTTCTCTT